CCGCGCTCGTATTGAGCGAAAACTAGCCGAGCCGGAGCCTGCGACATCTCCTATGGCTAAAGCGACCGCGGCGAGCTTGCGCAGCCGGGGGCATTCGGCCGAGGCCGTCGCTTCGCCGCCCACGCTGCCGGCCGCGCTCGCCGAGTAATCGTCTCAAAACACGCAGCATCGTGAGACGGAGCGATCCTTTAACGGAGTGAGACATGAGAAGTGTTGGGGGCGGGGCTCTCAGGAAGCCCCGCACCCGGAGTGAGATTGCAACGGCAAGGGCAATCGCTCCGGTAAATACAAAACCTGCAGCCCGTTTTCAAGAGAGGCCCGTCCCTACGCTCGGTAGGGGCGCTCAGCCGCGCTGGCTCGATGCCCAGCTGGCGCGCGACATCGAAACACTCGAAGCGCACGGCGGGCTTGTCGCGGTGTGCGCGGCAATCGAACTGTTCGGCCGGAAATCAGGATTTGAAATAGAACTTCGAAATCACTTCCGCAAATGCGCGGCGGAAGCTGATCCCGCGGCGCTTACGTTCATCGCAGGTGCGCCATGAGCGACGCCCTCGCCGAGCTAATCGCCGATGTAGACTTCGCCACCGATGTTGCTGCGCCGCATCAGCGCGGCCCGGAGATTTTGCACGACATGCTGGTCGAACTGGCGTGCGAACGTCTGCTGCGTGTTGATCTTGAGGAACGCGTGCGGCGCTGGGCCACGGTGCCGAGATGACGCCGCCGCGGCTGCCATCAAGCCGCAGGGCCGCGCGCGCGGCCCTGACTGCGGCTCGCCAGTTTCAAGCTAGCCGTCGATCCGCGAAAAACCGGCGACGCGTGTTTTCGCGCCGCATGTCTACGGGGGCAGGCAGATGACGCCGCGCCCGCCCTCACCGGCCGAACTCCGGGCCGGCAGGAAAATGTGGGGGCCGAAGCCCGCTGTCGGCGAGCGCTCCAATCCCGCGCCGGCCCCGATCGTCGCCAGCAATCTGAAGATGATCGGTAAGGGGACGCTGGTCGCCACCGCCGATATCACTATTCCGAAGTGGGGCAACTTTACGATCCGGGGCGGCATGTTGCACCGCAAGGGCGACTCCGAATGGTTTGCCTTTCCAAGCCGAGAGTGGATCGATCGCAACGGTCAGCGCCAATTTGCAGACCTTCTCCAGTTCGGTGATCGTCCAATCGGCGACCGCTTCAAAGCCGCAGCCCTGGCTGCGATGCGCGAGCTGGTCCGCACCGAGCACCCCGGCGATTTTGGCGATGGCGCCGCCCAACCGGGTTCCCGCCCGCCGCGCTCGCGTCCGGCTGCGGGGCGCCTCTATTCCTCGCAGAAACAGCCGCGCGGCTCAGGGCCGGCTCTGCCCGATGATCCAGTTGTCGATCTTTGGCCGGACGCCGGAGCATGACGGCGCGCGAAAGCGCCATCGCGCTGGGCGGCAGCGGCCGATCGTGCGGCGGATGGTATCCGTGCGACTGCCCGGCATGCGGGGGCGAGGGGAAGCTTGGTCTTAAGGATACCGAAAGTGGGCTGGCGGTTAATTGCTTCAGGCTGTGCCGACACACTGACATTATCGCCGAGCTGGACAGGCGCGGGCTGCTTCTTGATGAGCCTGCCGAGCCCGAAGATCCGGCAGTAACGGAGCGGCGCAAGGCCAAGGAAGAGGCGCATCGCCAGCGCCGCATTGCCGAGGCTCGTGACTTTATCGGCGAGTGCCTGCCCTGGAATGCGACCGGACAAATCGCCCGGTATCTGCGCCGCCGCGGTATTGATCCGAGCCTGCCGTCACTGTCGCCATCGATCATGTTCCATGGAATGTCGCGCCACCCTGAGGGCGGATCGCGGCCCCTGATGGTCGGCGTGATCGAACATGTCGAATATGGCGTCATCGGCGCCACCAGGACCTTCCTGGCAATCGACGGGAGCCAGAAAGCAGCCTTTCACAAGCCGCGTCTTTTCCTCGGCATGGCAAAGGGCGGCGCGGTTCGCCTCGGCACACCTGACCCCGACCGCGAGATCGTTGTCGGCGAAGGGATCGAGTCAACCATCTCCTACATGGAGTTGCACGGCTTGCCCGGATGGGCGGCGCTTTCTGCGTGTGGGATTGCGGGCCTCATCCTGCCGCCCGAGGCGCGACGTGTAGTAATCGCGGCCCACCATGACGAGGACGGCGTCGGCCTAAAAGCCGCTGTGGCCGCGGCGCGGCGCTGGAGAGGGGAAATGCGGCGGGTCCGTATCGATCTGCCGCCAGACGCCGGCAGCGACTGGAATGACGTGCTCGCCAGCCGACGTGGGGTGACCGCATGCAGACCGCTTCCCCGCAATGGACAGCCCAGCTGATCGCAGGAAAGACCGGCCCGCGACCAATCTTGGCTAACGCGGTCACGAGCTTTCTCGCGGCCCCCGAGTGGTCCGATATCCTGTGGTTTGACATGTTCCGCCAGCGCACGACGCTGCGCGGGAAGGCGCCCTGGGCAAAGAGCAATGGCCCGGTCGAGGAGAGCTGGACCGAACAGCACGACCGGCTCGCTGCCAACTGGCTACAGCATCACGGCATCTACGTCACGCCCAATGTCGCGGGAGAGGCGGTCGAGACAGTCGCCCGTGACCGTCCGTTCCACCCGGTAATCAACTACCTGATGCCGCTGCAATGGGACCGGAGGCCGCGGCTCGAAACTTGGGCGATCGACTACCTCGGCACTCCCGACTCGGCCTATGTGCGCGCCGTGTCTTCCCGGTTCCTGGCGGCAGCTGTTGCCCGCGTTCTCGATCCGGGGTGCAAATCCGATTGCGCGCTGATCCTCGAAGGCCCCCAGAACCTTGGCAAGTCGACGGCGCTACGAGCCCTGTTCGCACCCTGGTTCACCGATGATATCGCGGACCTCGGCTCGAAAGATGCCGCCATGCAATTGGAGGGCGCATGGTGCGTCGAGCTAGCGGAGCTGGACAGTATCAGCCGCGCCGAGGTGTCGAAGATCAAGGCCTTTATGTCGCGTCAAACCGACAGGTTCCGGCCGGCATACGGGCGGCGAGTGGTAGAACAGAAACGCCAGTGCGTGTTCGGCGGAACGACCAACGGCAATGCATACCTCCGAGACGAGACCGGGGGGCGCCGCTTCTGGCCAATGAACTGCGCCAAAATCGACATAGGCGGGCTTTCCAAAGCAAAGGATCAGCTTTGGGCCGAGGCGCGCGCACGATATGACCAGGGCAAGCCCTGGTGGCTCGACACGGCGGATTTGAACGGCGCCGCCGCAGAACAGCAGGCCGCCCGGCTGATCCAGGACCCATGGCTTGAACCGATTGGAGCCCATATCGCCTCGCGCAAAAAAATCAGTGTCGAGGAGCTATTGGGACATCTCGGCCTCGCCGAGCAAGATCGCAACCAGGGCCACGCAAACCGAGTGGTCGCTTGTCTAAGGGCGCTGGAGTGGCAGATGAGGTCGACCCGCGTCCCCGGCGTCGGCTATCCGGTGAAGCGATACTACCCCCCAGATGCAGAATGATCCCGTCCACTGCGGCGGCTGCGGCGCGGTTATCGGCCGTGGCGAACGATCTTACGACTACCATGATCCGCGCGACGACAAGACGATCGTTGCGCGCTGCCACAGCGGAAACCTCGCGTGCCTTATCGCCTGGAACGAGCGATGGCATGCGGAAAAGGGCTGCGAGTACGACGCGGCCATTTACCGCCGCCGGCTCAGCGAATCGGAAAACACTGAAATTGCGAAAGGTCGTCATATTGTGGATTTAACCGACGAGCAGCGGGCCGCGGTGGCGGCGATCAATGCCGCTATTGCCCGCGGCGTGCATTTCACCTTGCAGGGGCTAGCCGGCACCGGCAAGACCACTGTAGCGGCCTATATCGCGCGATCGCGTCCCGGCGCGTATCTCTGTGCATTGACCGGCAAGGCGGCCAGCGTGTTGCGCAGCAAGACCGGACTGGACGCGGCAACGGTGCACTCGACTTTTTACGAATTCGTCCGCTCAGTGGAGCGCGAAGGCGAGCCGCCGCGTCTTGTGTTCCGACCGGCGCATTCGCCGGGCTCGCTGAAAGGCAAAGTGCTGCTGCTCGACGAATGCAGCATGATCGACAGCAAAACTGCAGCCGACATTCTTGCCACCGGGATCACCGTTGTCGCGATCGGCGACCCCGGCCAGCTGCCGCCAATCAACGGCGATCCGTTCTTTACGACGGCGAGCTTCACGCTTACTGAAATCCACCGGCAGGCGCTAGAAAACCCGATTATCCGACAAGCACATGCAGTGCGCTCTTGCGGCCGTTACGAGTCCGACGGCGACGCGGTGCGGACCATCACCAAGCTCACCGGCGACGACTTGCGCAAGGCGAGCATCGTGCTCGCTGGGAAGCGCGCAACCCGCAGCCGCATGAACGCATACTGCCGCAGCGTTCTCGGCATTACCTCGCCGCTGCCGTTGCAGGGAGAACCGCTCGTGTGCCTGCGCAACACACCAAAGCACGGGCTCTTCAACGGCGCCATCTATTACGTCTATCGCGATCTGCACGAAGGCGACGAGAAAATCGGCATCAGCACCGATGCCGGCGACATCGAAGTGCATGCCGAGTTCCTGGCGCCAGGCCGCGAAGACGACAATCTCGACCTGCCGCCCGGCGGATGGAAGACCGCCTTCGCGTTCGGCTACGCATTGACCGTGCACAAGGCGCAAGGAAGCGAGTGGGACAAGGTGCTCCTTATCGACGAAGGGCACGCCTTCCGCGACGATCGCACAAAATGGCTCTACACCGGGATCACGCGAGCGAGCGAGAGCATCGTTATCGCGAGCAAAGGAGAAACATCATGAACCTGCTGACACCCGAACAGCGCGCCGAGATGCTGGCGAACGGCCAGCGGGCCGCGGACATCCTGAGCGCTGAAGACGGCGAGGCCGAGCACGATCACGACCCGGTTCCCGTCGTCAAGCTCTTCGCGCCATGGTGCGGCGCGACCTGGCTGCTGACTGAGCTTGATCCCGCCGACCCGGATATCGCCTTCGGTTTGTGCGACCTCGGTCTGGGATTTGCGGAGATCGGAAGCGTCTCGCTCGCCGAATTAGCTGAACTGCGCGGCGGACCCCTCAAGATGGCCGTGGAGCGCGATCTAATCTTTGTCGGGGATAAGCCCCTCAGCCAATACCAGGCCGAGGCGTGGGAAAATGAGGAAGGCGCGCAGCGCGATGTAGCCGGTGTAGACGGCGGCGCGAAGGCGACCGACTACGAAAAACGCTAGACGTAGAGCCGCTATAGTCACCGTAGTCGGTGTAGTCTGTAGGTATAGGTATGTATATGTAATGTTGATCTATAAAAGTTGAGAATGGGTGTTTTGAGCGACTACCCGACTACAATGGCGGATTTCCTCGTGTTTGGCGTAGTCCGAGCATGATAGACCGACGACAAAACGGATGATAGCCACGACTACACGTACGGCCTCAATACTTGCGTCGAGAGGCGGAACGGCGCATATGGCAGCGTGGTCTGATTATTAAATCAGCCATAATCAGATGGCTGCGTCGCTAATGCGTGGTGGTAGGCGAGAAGGCGCCGGCCGGAAACCCGGCAGCAAGACGAAGAAGACGCAGCTTCTGGCGGAAGCGGCCAGAGAGGCCGGCATCTCGCCGCTCGAATACATGCTTACCGTGCTGCGCGACCCGAAGGCCGAGACCGAACGGCGCGACGAGATGGCGAAGGCGGCAGCGCCGTACATTCACCCACGTCTGAGCAACGTCGAGGCCAAGATTGACATCTCCGGGCACGAGGCCGCACTAGCCGAGATCGAGGAGCACGCCGCGGTGCTATCCTTGCCTTCGCCGCCGCTCAACTGATGGCACTGTCCGAGCGCGAGCTTGCCATCCGCCTGCGTCTCAAGGCCGATCTCGAATTCTACGCTGCCGCCTGCCTGAAGATCCGCACCAAAGCCGGCGCGATCGAGTCCCTGATTTTCAACCGGATGCAGCGCTACCTGCACCAGAAGATCGAAGATCACGCAAAGCGAAATGGCCGGGTCCGGGTGCTGATCCTCAAGGCGCGGCAGCAGGGCTGCTCGACGTACATCGCCGCCAGGTACTACCATCGGGCCACCCATGCCCGCGGGCAGCAGGTGTATGTCCTGGCGCACGAGCAGGCCGCGACCGACAACCTGTTCGACATGGCCCAGCGCTTTCACGAGCATTGTCCAGTGCTGGTGAAGCCGCACACCGGGTCGGCGAGCGCCAAGGAGTTGGCCTTTGACCTGCTCGACAGCGGCTACTCGGTCGGCACGGCGGGATCGAAGGCGGTTGGCCGCTCGAAGACGCTGCAGCTGTTTTTCGGCAGCGAGGTGGCCCATTGGCCGAACGCGGCGAGCCATTTTGCCGGCGTCATGCAGGCGGTGCCGAATTTGCCCAGGACCGAGATTATCCTGGAGTCGACCGGCCACGGTCCTGGCGGAGAATTTCACGAGCGCTATCAGCAGGCCGAAGCCGGGATCGGCGATTTCGAGGCGATCTTCGTGCCGTGGTTCTGGTCGGACGAGTATCAGCGCCAGGTGCCGACCGATTTCGCACTCACCGACGAGGAGCAGGAATATTCACGGTTGCATGGGTTGCAAACCGAGCAGCTCGCCTGGCGCCGCGCCAAGATCGACGAGCTGAGAGACCCGCGGCTCTTCCAGCAGGAATATCCGAGCACGGCGGCCGAGGCATTCCAATTTTCCGGACACGACAGTTTCATCACGCCCGAGGAGGTGATGCGGGCCCGCAAGGCCAGCTTGGAGGGTATCGGACCGCTCGTGATCGGCGCCGACCCCGCACGGTTCGGCGATGACCGCTTCAGCCTTGCGTGGCGCCGGGGCCGGAAGGTCAGCAAGATCGAAAGCCGCCAGAAAGTCGGCACTGTCGAGGGTGCGAACTGGATCAAGCAGGTGATCGACACCGACAAGCCGGCGCGCGTGTTTATCGATCTCGGCGGTGTCGGGGCTGGCACGTTCGATATCTTGCACAGCTGGGGAGCGCCTTACGACAAGATCGTGGTCGGCGTGAACTTCGGCGGCGAGCCGCAGGAGCCGGTCAGGTATTTGCCTGACGGCACGAAGGAGCCAGGCCCGCGCAATCGCCGCGCCGAGATGTGGGCTCGCTCGAAGGAGTGGCTGAACACCGTCGGCGGGGTGGATATCCCGGATCTCGATTCGCTGCACGCCGATGCGTGCGGACCGGGCTATGGCTATGACATGAACCAGCGGCTGCAGCTTGAGAGCAAGGAACACATGCGGGGTCGCGGCATCCGGTCGCCGGACGAGTGGGACAGCGTATGCCTGACCCTAGCTGGGCCGGTCAAGGATACGGCGCGCCGCGATAGCCGGGCGAGTGCCGAGCCGAGACGGCCGGGCGGTCCGTTCGCCGAGTCGTCGAGTGGGAGCAGTCCAGGAACCGCTTGGCTTGGGATCTGAGCGCGCCGAATGGTGCGGATGTAGAGCGGTTCTAGACTAGTCGCCGGCGCGCGGGCCATACACAAGACGGCGCAATAAATCCCCTTGTCCAAATCTAAAACGCTGCTGCGGCTGCTGGCCGATCCGGCCGCATTGAAGGCCGCCGTAAGCGCGCTCGACGCTGCCGCCGAGGCGCACAGGTCGGCGAGAGATGAAACCGCATCGGCGTCGGCGGAACTGGCCGAGTTGGCGCGCCGCGAAGCCGAGGTGGAGCGCCGTGAGGCCGCCGTCATCGCGCTCGAAGCGGCCGTCGCCGATCGAGAGGCGAAGGCCTTCGCCTGGGAAAATGGGATGCGAATCCTGGTCGGGCTGCCGGAGAAAGAGGTCCCTGCCCATGCAGACTGATTACCCTCAGGAGATGGTCCGCCGGTCTTCGGGGCGAACCGAAATCGCCTATTCGCGGCAAGACGAGGTAGAGCTTCGCGCGCGGGGTTATGAACTGCTGCACGAGCAGGTCGACTTTCGCCAGTATCCAATGATGCTCTCGGGCGATGGCCTACCTGACCTGATCGTCGAGAACGAGGACCAGGCAAAAGAAGCGGCTGGGCGCGGGTATGATTTGCCATCTCAGGCCGAGCTTGCCTTAGCGGAAGAGGGCTTTGCGGCGGCGCACGAGCCGCCTGTCGAGGACTATGTCCCGTCCCGCTTCCCGCTCATGCTTAGACACCCGTTGCATCGGGACGCCATCCCGGTGAGTTGGATCTACGATATCGACGGTGTCGGCACCGCGATCCCTGGCCAGGCCGAAGAGTTTCCCGATGTGATCGTCTACTCGCCCGGGGAGGAGGATGCGTGGAGGTCGAGCGGGTGGACGAGCCCGGCGCTGCCCCCCGCCGACGAGCCGCCGGTCCGCGTCAGTGTGGATGCCCGAGAGTACGAGGAACTCCTCGCTCTCAAACGAGCGCAAGTTCAGCCGCGGCGTAAGCCTCTCTCGGGGGCCGCTCGAAGGAAGTTGCATCGGCTGCGGGGCGAACAGCAGGAGATCGCTTGATGCCGCAGGTCCACAACCCACTCAGTGGCGATCGCTTCGACGAGCATGGAAACCCGGTTACGTCCATCTCGACGGACCGATGGGGTCGCAACTCCGCTCCAGCCCAGCCACCCACACAGCAGCCGGCCGCTCGGCCTGCCGATGATGCCGACGCACAGCTCGCCGCGGCGCAGGCCCGGTGGCAGCAGCTGCAGGCGCAGCCGGTCGAGCAGCTCGAACCGGAGGATCCGGGGCCGCGTCCGCGTTCGCAGGATTTCTATGATCCGGACGCTTACGAGGGCCGCGCGCGACGAGTGGTCTATACGCCGCAGCGCGGCAGGCATGGAGCGGCGCCTGGCCGAGAAGGAGCAACAAAAGCGTGCGGCCGAGATCGCCG